CAAAGTTTAGCCATTATTTTTTCTTCTTAGACATTCCAGCTTCTGAAAGTGCAATTGCAATTGCTTGTTTTCTAGATTTTACAACTGGTCCTTTTTTACCTGAATGTAATTTTCCTTTTCCAAACTCCTTCATAACTTTACTAACTTTAGCTTGGCCACCTTTTTTCATTTCTTTAGGTTTTTTATCTTTGCTTCCTATAATAATAAGAATACCTTTTTTGGCTTCACCACCTTTTTTAAAAACACCTCTACCTTTTAAAACGTCAGCTCTAGTAACTTTACCATCCCCTGTTAAATCTGGAAATGCTTTACCACCTTTTGCTAAACCAACTCTAACAATTCCTCTTCCTCTTAAAGATATATCGCCCATTATCTTTTTCCCTTCATAATTTTGCCTTTTTTCTTTACTGGCATTTTTTTAGTTAACATATCTGCTTTTTTCATTTTACCAGATTTAGTTTCTTTATATCCTTTTGCTTCCATTGCATATTCTTTAGCTTCTGAAGCTTTAGATTCCATACCTTCATGTCCTTCAGACATATCAGCATAACCACCTTTTGATAAACCTACTCTAGCAATTCCGTTTCCTCTTGTTTGTTTTCCTAGTCCAGCCATTTTATTCTCCTATCCGTTTTCTTGTTCTTTGTTTGCCGGTTTATTTGCCATAGTGCGCGCCACCGATTCTGCGCTTCTGCCCACAACATAACCTCCAAGACCAATTTGTAAAAGGGTCCACACGTCTCCTGGAAGAGTTATAGTTATAGAAGCTTTAAAGAAAAATAAGATAACAGGTCCTAATACATAATTCCATATTAATATAAATATTAATACATACATTAATAAAGGTCTCCAACTTGCTGAAAACCAACCAGCTTTTGCTTCAGCTTCAACTATTTTAGCTGCTGCTTGTAATTCTGCTGTATTAGATTGTAATAATTGAGTTTGTAATTGTGCTTTTAATTTTTCTTGTAGATCTTTATCAGGAACTGATTTTTCAATTGTGTTAAATAAGATTTTTGCGAGAGGTGCTACAGCTCCTAACATTTGAATCATGATTTAATACCACTTCGCTGATCTTTTTTTCTCTGAAAGAATACTTCCTTGACCTTGAACTTCTTGAATTTGAGTTTCATTCGGTTTAGACATTTCAATATCTACTCCACCAACTAGATATCCTTCTGCGTTAGTGTACTTTGAATGATTAGTATCTACTTTAACTTTAGAATCTTTAGTAAAAGTCCTAGTTGCGTTTGCTAATTTTTCATTTTGTTTTTTCATAGCCATTTTATACTCCTTTTTTTATGTTTTTAAAACTTATTTTTGATTGTTTTTAAGCTTAGCAGCCAAAATAGTCTTTTCTAATGATGTATTAGCTCTTAGTTTAGCTAAATCTTCATTTTGTTGTAACTTTTGACTATCTGTAGACTGATTCATCATCGTTTTCATCTTATCAAGATTGATTCTTTCTTGACTATCACGTTCTTTAGACGCGTTTTCTTGTGCTCTAAGGTCTAATTCTCTAGATCTTAACATTGCAATCGGATCATTATCAATGATTGACATAATTTTGTTTTCTTCAGACATAAATTCTTCCATTGCTTCAGCAATGATTTGAGCTTTTCTAGATTCAATCTTCTGTTGCATGTTTTGTATCATTGCTTGTGTCTGTGGATCTTGTTGTGCTTGTGGATTTTGAGTCATTTGAGCTACTTGAGCAATTTCATTTCTAAATTCAAGTTCAACTTGTTCTTGACCCATCAAAGATATGTGTTCGAATACATTTTTTTCTAGTGAAGCCATAACTACTGGAGCATTTTTTGCAAGATTAGTTGACATAAAACTTAAATGAGAAGTTATATGTGCTCTATGATCTTGTCCTGGGAAAGCTTGGAACGGTTTCCCTGCGAGAGCATCTACATGTTCTAGCGCAGGGTCCTTTGGTGTGGGTTGATCTGGTTTATTTAAAATACTGTCTATGTCTCTTACACCTAATGCTGAATACATGTTTCTGTAAATTTCATACATGTTATGAATTCCAGGATTAGACATTGCTAATTGTAATTCTGTTTGTGCAATAGATATTCTTTGTGTTTGTGAAAATATATTTGGATCTGCAATTGGAATAATATCTACTTTATCATCAAAGTCCGCCTGTTTAATATTTTTTTGTCCACCTACAACATTATATGGATATTCTGGTGGTAAATATAATTTAAATACGTTTGATAATAATCTAAATTCTTCTTTCATTGAGGCGTATATTCTTTTGTGAATAGCAGACATTGTTCTGCTGCCTCTTTCCAGCAAAGCCACGGTCGTGCCCACTGCTGCTTGCTGATTCCCATCCCCTACTTGCATGTCCGCTATCGAAGCAAAGCGCTGACCTGCTTGAACCACGACCCCCATAAGAGCTAATAAAGTTTGCGAAGGTTCTTTGTATGGTAAAGTCATAAATGCATCTTTTAGATTTCCTCCTGGTGCATCTACGTCTCTCCATTCACCTGGTTGAATAGATTGAGCATCATCTCTAATTCTAATTCCTCTTTGTTTAAATCCTGCTGGTAAATTAGATAATGTTCCTGCATCTAATAATTGTCTTAATGCTTGAGTTGCAGTACGTGACAATCCACCAATCATTTGAATTAAACCATTACCATAGAAACCAAATCCTGGTAAAAATTTAAAGTGTACAAAGTATTGTACTTTTTGTTTTTTAGGATCAGTTTCAGAATAATTACGTCTAATAGATAAAACTTCTCTAGATCCTTCTTCAATAGTTACAATATATGGAAGTTTAATTCCTGTGGGCTCACCAGAAGCATCTTTGTCTTCGAAACCTTCTAAATCTAAATTAACATGACATTCTAATAATGTGAAAACATCTTCAGTCTGACCACTCATAGTCACACCTTCTAATTGTCTCTCTTTAGATCTCACATCATCGTCTTGTGTTAATTCATCTGATGCTTTTAATTCTATGTCTCTATAAAAACCTGCTACTTGTTGTTTTCTTAATTCGTTTTCTGAAATTTTAATTATATGAATAATTGCTTCTGCATCTTCAAGTGAACTTGCTGTGTATGGAACAACAATGTCTTGAGCTTGAATAAATTTAGATACAGCTCTTCCAAGAATTTCATCATAGTAAATTTTTTTGAATGTAGATCCTGATAAAGGTAAATAAAATAACATCTGATCAAACTCTGGTTCATATTCTTTCATGATATCCATAATTTGATAATTCATAAATTCAGAAACTCTATCTGCTTGATCTTGAATCTCTGGAGTTATAGCACCTACAACTTGTGTTCTAACTGGTCCTTCAGCTGGAAGTAATTCTTTATAAGCTTGTGCTTGAAATTGTGTAACTGCTTCTGCTAATACTGGATGCGTTGCACTTGATGCACCTTGAAATGGTTCTGTTCTTGATTCGTATTTAAATCCTAATAAATCTAATCCTTGAGTATAAGCTTTTTCCCAATCTGCTCTTGAATCTTTGTATGATTCAGTATCTTGATAAAGTTCTGAACCTAATCTTCCAAGAACTTGCTCATCTATTACTTCAGCAAGGTTTGCACTAAATTCTGTTTGATCTGTTAAATCTTTTTTTGGATCAAAATTTATATCAACACTACCATCTTCATTTTCAGTAACTTCTGTTGGTGAAGTAGGCATAGTTTCAGTCTCACTCAAAACAAGTTCTGTTTCTTGTTCTGGAGTTAAAGGCTTACTTATTGTTGGAATAGGTTTTTCTATTTCTGCCATTTATTGTTTTCTCCGATTTAACTGTTCTAACAGTATTATAACTAATATTCAAGCCTTGCGGGTTTGGTCCTCTTAAAGGTGGTATTGTTGTTGTTAATCTTTTAGGTTTAATCATAAATCTCTGGTTCCCAATCTGGAACATATTCATCAGGGTTTTTTTCAATATCTGCAGTAGCTGCTCTTTTTTCTTTAGCTACTTTTTTGTTTATTCCCTTTCCTTCGGTTGCATATGATTTTAATCCACTAATATCAGATTTAAGATCTATTATTTTAAAGTAAGTATCTTCGCGATCAAATTCAATATTTCCATCCCAATCAGTTACACGTGGACCTGCTTCTGTTGCATAAAAATTATATCCTTTAGTTTTATCTGGTGCAAACCAATTTGATTTACCACCTGGGTTTGGTACAATTTTTCGTTCTCGATATAATTCTAATACCACTGGTTGTTTTGCAACATTAGTTGGGCTATCATATTCAATAAACATTCTATCTGATGTTGGATCTATAGTTAATGTAGCTGTTTGAGCATCACCTGTTTCAGGGTTTTTAAATTTAACTTCTTTTTTAATAATACTGGATTCTTTTGGCATTTTTATTTCAGTTCCTTCCTTAATAATTTTTGTCATTAAACTATCCATCCAAGATGGTGCAGTTGTACCTTTTACTGCTTCTGCAAATATAGAAGGTTTAATAGAACTTCCTAATTTTAATAATCCTAATTTTCCTAGTCCTAAAACTCCAGCGCCTGCTATTCCTAATTTTAAAACGTCTCTTCTTCCTGGGTCGGTTGGAGATTGATCTTGTAATAATGGATCTATAGGAATTAATTTATTTGGATCTTTAGATCCATCACCAAAACCAACTCTACCTCCTGTTGCAAATTCTTCTGGTAGTTTAATTATTTCTTCTGGTCGTGCTTTTGAACCAAGTTCCCCTGATTGTCTCATAATAAAAGTTGAAGGATCGTCTGACATTTCATTTCTTAAAGATTGTTTAACAGGTA